GCAATTTTGTTTCGTGATTGAAGCCAGCCCCGCGAAGTTCGGCTTCGATCGCTACCTGGTGGTCAGGGAGAACACCGAACGCAAGGTAAAAACTTGCTCTGCACACAGCCTCTTCAACCACGGGAATCACGGCACTGGTGGATCCGACGCAATTGAAAAAGTCACCGGGTCGTTCATCGATCAAGCGCTCCACCACTTTGTCGCGGGTGCCAATCATACTGGCATATAAAGCTCCCACCACAGGTATGTCCAGGTTGAGAGCCAACCCGCAGATACCTATGGCAGTGCGCTGCTGCGATAAAGTGGCAAACTGCTTGTCGATGTGAAGAGTGTCCTGATTCAGAGCCTTGTGTGGGTTCCGTATCATGACATACCCATTCCCAGTGTTGACAGGTCGACATTGGCAGAATTCGACCTGTTCCAGGGTGTATGCAGGCGGCTCAACATCCATTTCAAATCCATAGTTGATGTGGTGCTCAGGGAGCGCTTGGACTAGATGCATATGCTTCCGGTCAACAAACACTCCACAGTCATCACCATCATCAATGAATCTGTACGGTATGTTGAGGCCCTCAAGAAAATGATAGCACACGAGGGACATGATGATAACATTTCCGAGGGCGGTGTTCGGATCACCTGACATCCTTCCACCATGCTTCACGAAACGGACAAACCCCTCCTTGGTGCGTCCATAACCGACGTTGTGGACCTGCCACTCCAACAATTGTTGGAGGAGCGTGTCTCCACCGTAGGCTGTGGAATACACCAAGTGCTCGAGTTCCAATGCTTCAACGCTGACATGTTGGTCAAATCGTGAAGCATCGAACCCAAGAAACACCGGGTCAGCGAACTGACCCCAGTGCTCGCTGATGGTTTCAGCGCGTTTCACAGGGTTGTCACATTTCAGTACCGCATGATGGCCGAATAGCTTGTCGATCTCTTTGTACACTCGTTTTTCAATTGGTTTGATGTACCGACCAAGCTCATACAGGTACTCGGGCCGCCGGGGTTGTATAAGTCGAGTGCAAGGATTGCTCTTTGCACTAGCATTATAAAACTCCGCCTTAATGAAAGCTCCAGTAAAACCGTCGCTGCGCTTGAGTTGCCTCTTCTCAAGCACTTCTGCTGCGGCTGCGTAACGTGCACGTTTGGCGCCCGCATATTTGGCCAAGAATTGCTCCTTGGTCATGCGGGAGGCGGATGTGCGAATTGCGTAGCCGAGTTTGCGAGCGGTCTTCCTGAGGTTTTCAAAAGCCCGAGGGGCAGGCAAAGGGCACTCCTTAAACCCGCCTCTTCCATCCTTGACATAATAGAGCCGCTCCATAAGCCCTCGCCAAAGATTGTTCAAAGTGTTGTTGTAGCAAATGACATTAGCCTGCAAACTCAGGCGCGTGTCCAATACCCAACCTACTATGGAGCGTGAAGTCTGCTTCCGTGATGTGCGCACCATACGGGCAAGGGGGTGGGTGAGGTTGGAAAAGGTCTCACATCCCTGCCCCACAACACGGCGCCACTAGGCGACAAGGGTGGCTGGTGCATCAAGAAAATGCAAATCAGCCACAACCTCCTGGGAGCTCTTGACAAAAGCCAATTTGACCGCCAATGGTAGGGCGAGCAAAATATCACTCTTCCTCACATTGATGGCTTCCCACTGTTCAAGAATCCACTTTGTCACCACGATACGATTTGCCTCAGTCTTTGCGGGATACAAATGCTTCACACGAGCCAATTGTCCCCATTTAACCGCAAATGGAATGTGCTTGTTTGACAACTCCGCATCGCTAAGGTCCACAACACCCGCCTCGTCCAAAGCGGATATCATGCCCCTTGCTCTGCGCGAAGCCACCAATTCAAGAACCCTCCGCTCGCGTCTGACCTCAGCGGCTTCGATACGGCGTTCGATCTTGGCATTTATAGCCAGCGCCACAGTTCCATCCCAGAAGTCATTCCAGGTGACACCAGCCCACCTACCCAACAGATAGGCAGTGCCGGCGACCACCGATGCCCCTGCAATCACAGCTGCAGCCGCGGGGATGCTGCTTGATGCCCAAGATCCAGACATGACGTATTAGCTACAATACGGC